TGCTGAATTATTACCTGATACTGGTACGGGTATGACTGACCACACTCCTGCAGTATTAGGTGAATAATTTTCTCGTTCAACAACTGGTAAACCCATATTACCAGCTGAATGATACAAATATTTGTGTCTCATGGATCCCCTGTACCCAGCGTAACAGGGGTGAAAGTAACTAACAGGATTCATAGCACTATGTGTATAAACTCCGAATTGTTCATTATCAATACCCTTGGAATCATATCCATGTTGATAAGGAAAAACTTTGTTTTGTAATCTGGCTATATTTATTCCTGATCCTTCCCCAAAGACAACATTCCAATATCTAGTAAGAACATATCTCTTAGCTAATTCTCTAATACTCGTAACATTTTCTCCGAAGAAAACATTCATTGTTTGATCTGCCGGTGCAGACTCACTTGCAATTGTTTCTAATTGAGTTGCAGCTAAAGGCTCATCGATTCCATCTTGTTCTACAATTCCACTCTGTGAATCCAATGGTGGTGGATCAGATTGTGGTCCCTCATTTGGGTGTCTAAAATAAGTGAGATTCTTAATTTTCTGGCCATCAGGCTGAGCAAATTTAGCATCATCACACATAGATACATAAACATTAATGGAAATGTCTGAACTAGCGCTTGGAGAAACCAATTCATTGATAACATCAAGTTCAATAACTCCATTTGCTGCTCGCATAAAAAGTTCATTTAATCTAATGGTAGGTGAAAAATTAACGGAATCATCAATTTCTTCACACTCTAACCAAGGTGCATGTTGTCCCCAGCCAATAGTGATTTCAAAATCTTCCGCATCGGCTATATCAATAACACGAGAGTAGTTAGTGTTATAATCCACAGCAGCACCTAAGCTACGAGGATCATATCGTACTAACATACGTCCCTTATGATAAGCAGATTTAACTACCTGAAATCTAAATTTAATTGAACCTTGCCAATATTTAAACATTTGCGCCATATGACACGCAGGAATCATATGTAATTCTTTTCTAAGTGTTGGTGTTGTATAATTCACAGACCTAAAAAGATCTGGAGCTACACGACAATTAAATAACATATCACCAGGTGCGGCATCACTAGTCCAGTTAAAGGTAGTCAAATAAGACTCCCTCTTAACATAATCTAATACTGCCATCTCATCCTTGCCTTCAAGTCCTGTAACCCTAGGGTCAACAGTAACTTCATTCTTGGAATCTAATGTTAATTTATTTACAGGATCTGCAGCATCCACATTAGCAACATTACCCAAAGGTACTGGTTTCATAATAACTGGATCTGTAATCACTGCTGGTCTACTATAACCAAATAATCGTGCCACATCACCTACACCACTAGCTACTATTTCCGTAGCGCGTGCATAAGGTCTTATCAGTGGTATGCTTTTTAACATCCCTGCTGCTTTCGCAACAGCGGAAGCTGGTTTAGAAATGATTCCTTGACCATACTCATCACCTGAATTCATAGTTCCAGATTGAGATGGCAAAGCAGGAAGTCCTTGGGAAGTTGGCATTGTTAGTGTAACATCAGTTGCCCACAAATATACATTAATGGTCACTGGGTTACCTACATCAGTGTGCCTCAAATTTCCAAAAGACCGGAATACAATTTCTCCTAAACCATCCGTAATACCCGCCTTCGTTAGTGGAATGTAATTCTCTTTATAAAAATAAGGAATTTCCAAAACTCCACCAGCATTTAAAGTTGGGTTGAGAAAGATATGGGGCTTCTGTGAAGCTCCTACCAAATCGGCATCTAAAGCACCACCAAGACCACGTTCTATTGTGACTTGGTCAAATCCACTTAATGGATTGTACGATACTAAAGCTCTGCCATAATGAAATGGTGTTCCACTAATTAATACCTTCATATGCAAATTCATGCGTAGAAGTTCAAAATTAGCTATCTTATCCCGAATAAAAGGATTAGTTAAATAAGCTGTCCATGGGTTCAATGTCTCATATAACGGAGTATTGATAGCCCATTGATATGTTGCCACATTAATTGGACGACATAGAAAACTTCCTAAATCACTGTCACTATTACTAGCCAAATTGAATGTAGCATCTGGAGCGGTGGGTACCGTAGTATTCCAACCGGCAGATTCATCAGCAAAAGTTGTGATTTCTGCTTTCGCAGTATCATCAGCC